TTGGCAATTATGCTCAATGTCATGTGGATGGATTAAATTCCTAAAGTATAAGTTGTCCGCCTTTATGTCTGCTTTTCTAAAAGGAGAGTTACCTGAGTGCCCGTTCGCTACGGAGCTCGGAGATATTCCCTCTCAGTTGGCAGGTGGAACCCTTGGTCGTTTCATGAGGTTGCTCATGAAAACCGATGAAGCCTGGTCGTTCGCGACCGGTATACTTTATCTTAAAAAGGGTTTTCCACGCCCTGGGGCCGATGCACTTGCAAAGGCCCTAGTTGACACAAAAAAGGTTCTTACTACGGTTAAAGAGGTTCCAGAGAGTAAATATATAAGCCGAGATGGTATCAAAGCTGAAATAAGAAATCTGGTGCGAAATGTTTTCAAGGGGAATACTTTCTCCTCGAAGGAAATGTTTCATCCTTATACTCCATCAGTTAAAGCTAATTATGTTGAATCTCGTTCGAAATTCGGCACTCTTGGTACTTTATTTGATCTTGGAGTACTTAAGGATATAGTTCGTAATTCTGATGATCCACTGTTGCCCTTTGGCGACCAGGTCTCAGCGTTATATTCTAAATCTCTTGTATCCGAAGAAGACAAGTTAGAAGAACGACTAAGTGATGAGAGAATTCTAGACTACGTAGTTGATTCCGACTTTCGGGAAAGAGTCAACGGCGTATACCAGCGGGTATACGAACAGGCTAGGGTTTTAGCAATGCAGGAAGAAGCTAATGTTAAGCTCGTTGCTTTAGCGGAAGCGCTAAAGGTGCGGGTGATCTCAAAAGGACCACCATTAACTTACTTTGTACTGAAGCCACTTCAGAAATTTTTGCATCGTGTGATGCGAAAGCAGGTGTGTTTCCAATTAATTGGACGGCCTGTGACTTGTGATCTCTTAGATGAGGTCTTCGGTCACGAGTCCGGTTTACTTCATAGTCTTGATTATCAGTCTGCGACTGATCTTCTCGACCCTGAAATTTCCAACACATGTGCTGCAGAGATTTCGAAAGTATGTAAAGTCCCCGATGATCTGTCTAACCTTTTTATTAAGGCTCTAACTGGTCATCTTGTTGAGGGGGTTCCACAGAGGTGGGGCCAACTCATGGGTTCTATTATCTCTTTTATTATTTTATGTTTGGTAAATGCGGCAGTCATCAAAGCTTCTTACCGGATAAGTACTGGTATTGATCGCGAGATCAATGACATTCCTTGTCTGGTGAATGGTGATGATGGACTGGTACGTGCACCTGAAAATTTTGGGGATATCTGGAAAGATATCGCTAGGTCCGTAGGACTTATTCCCTCAATTGGAAAGGTTTACACTCATTCACGGTATTCAAATATAAACTCAACTTCCTATCTCTTAAGTGAGAAAGGTAAATTTGAACTTATTCGTTACCCAAATATGGGTCTTGTAGTCGGAAATGTCCGGTCCTCCGTGGGAGGAAAGGATAGGACTGACCTTACAACTGTATTTTTGGACTCTAATCTTTCGATTGGAGCCAAACATCATGCTCTTTTGGACCTTTGTCCTCGGAGGATGCAGAATTCAGTTCATGAACTGTTTCTGAAATATAATTCTAAAGTTTTAACGGCATCTCGACTTCCTTGGTATGTTCCTGAAACGTTGGGTGGAGTTGGACTTAAACCTATGATTGATTATTCATATAACCCGGACGAGAACGGCGATATAGATATTGATAACGTGACACGAAAGTATCATATTACAAGCTATGGGCACCGTTGTGGTCCTTCGAAGTTAGATGTGATGATCGCTTTGTCTCTACGAGATAAGGTTCATAAGGCCTTCGTTACGAAGAAAGTTCCGACTTTACAGCCGATTCAGGCACGTCAAGTGTGGCAAAACAGAATACCGAAGTTTCGGTATTCTGGGCTAATTGAGATTTCAGAGGGAGATCAGTCTTTTATGGATTTGTCGACCTACTATCTCACTCCTTCACTGGTTATGCAGACTTCAGACAAAGAGAAATCTATGGCTGTTTATCGGCATAACGAAAGAGCTTGGCAGTCTCTAACGAGTCTTTGGGATGGGGTTCCTTTTTCGGAAGAATCCGTCTTTTTGGACTAGCTAAGGATGTTGCTAAGAACACTAAGGATCAGGGCGTAAAGCCGCTGCGAATGGAAGAGGGAGCCGAAAGGTACCCCTTGAGTATTCGTCTTGCCTCTGGGTTACCAGGGCCAGCAAACTGTTTTATGTGTTCCATTTCTATGGGACAGG